CAAGAGATAATGAAGTGTATAAAAGTTTTAAGGAATTGCAGGAATTAAAAGAAAAAATATAGTGGCGTGGGGAATATTTGAAAATGGACAGAGAATTTTTGAACAATTAAAACGGTCTGAGTTTAAAAATGAGAATCCCTTGACATTTTTACGAAGATTGAAAGAGTTATATTCGAGTGAGAAAAAATCAAAAGAGTAGTTTAACGACTGCTCTTTTTATTTGTCGTACTGAGGGACATTAAACATCTGGATAGAAAATAGTCGACAGACTTTAAATGGGAGGATAATTATGTCAGAAAATACATTTACACAGGAACAAGTAGATGAAATGATTAAAGAAAGGATCGCAAGAGAGAGAAAAAAGTTTGAAAGTGAGAAAAAAGAATTGGAGAGAAAGCACGGTGAAACGATTGAAGATTATGAAACAAGAATCAATAATGCTAATCTTACTGCAGAAGAGAAGTATAATAAGAGCCTTGCTGAACTTCAAAAACAACTTGATACTTCAAATACGGAACTTGCAACATTGAAAACTAATGAGATGAAAAAGGCTATATTAGGGAAATATAAAATTCCAGATAGTTTTTTAGGCAGCATTACTGGAAATACTCAAGAAGAGATTGAAGATAGTGTGAAATCTTTTTCTGAGAATTTATCTAGTTATCTTAAAACACAAAGCGGAGGAACACCAAACTCTTTGAATGGTGGAAGTGAAGGAGAAAAAGATAAAAAAGATATAGGACTTGAAGCATTTGATAAGGCTTTTAGTTCTTTTTAATTTAAAGGAGATGATAGAATATGGCAATGATTTATACTGAATTATTTGCAGATAAAATTGATGAAAGATTTACAAGTGAAGCAGTATCACAGAAAATAGTAAATAATGATTATAGCTTTGTAGGTGCTAAAACTGTAAAAGTTACTTCGATTAATACGGTTGATAATAGGGACTATAACAGAAATACAGGTTATGGAAATGCGGACATTTTACAAAATTCAATCCAAGAAATGACATTAACAAAAGATAGATCTTTTAAAATGCTTTTGGATAAAATGGACGAAGACGAGACAAAAATTAAAGCTGGAGAAGTATTGGCAAGACAATTGAGAGAAAGAGTAATTCCTGAGATTGAGAAATACAGATTTGAAACAATTCTTAAAACCTGTGATACAAAATCACAGACAGTAACAGGACTTGCGGCTAATAACGCTTACAATAAATTTTTAGAAGCACAGGAGAAATTAAATGATGCGGATGTACCTCAAAATAGGATTGCTTATGTTACACCTGAGTTTTTAACAAAATTGAAAAAAGATGACAATTTCATCAAAGCCTCGGATATTGGGCAAAATATAAAAATAAATGGATTAGTAGGAATGGTTGACGGAGCACCGATAGTAAGAGTTACTAAAAAATGGATGGAAATTAAAACAGGAGTAGGTGGAGCTACAACTAAAAATTACGGTTGTTTAATAGGGCACAATTCGGCAACGGTTGGTCCTGTGAAATTAGCTGAATATAGAGTAGTTACAGATTCAGAAAATTATTCAGGAACTTTATTTTTAGGTAGATTTTATTATGACTGTTTTATACTTGATAACAAAGTAAAGGGTCTAGTTGCAATTGAAGCGTAGTAAAAAAAGTGTGGTTAAAACGCCATACTTTTTTATTTTTAAGAGGTAATAGAAATGACTGAATTAATTGATGAAATTTATGAAAAACTAAAAATTATTTCTGATGTAACACTAAATGAAACAAAGACTAAATTTGCTATTGAGAGCATTATTCAAGATAGTATTAACTATATGAACCGAGAAGACTTCCCAAGAGAATTGATAACTCCTATAAAAAAATATATTTTTAAATATAATTTTGATAAAAATAGAAATATAAAATCTATGAAAAGTGGAGATAGGCAAGTTGAATTTGTAACTGAGTTAAATGATGATGTGGAATTTAGAAAAAGCTTGAATCGTTTTAGAAAACTTGGAGTTATAAAATAAAGGTGGTATGTGATGTTTGAAGATTTTTTTGATACCGATGTGATAGAAGAAGTTAGAAGAAATACAAAAACAAAGACTGAATTCGGTTTGACAGTTCAGGGTTGGGAAGTCGTTTATACAAATGTTAAGTGCCAGTTGAGTGCTGGAATTTTAAGAGCTACTGAGACTGGAGTTATAAATAGTTCTAAAAATTCGTATAAGATATTTGTTGGTAATGACGTGGAAATAAAGCAGAATGATATTTTGGTGGTAAGTAAAGGTGGAATAAAATATAAATTTAAAGCTAATAAACCTATAAAGTACACTGATTTTTTGGAACATCAGGAAATATCGGTAGAGGAAGTGGAAAAAAATGGAACTTAGCGGCGATTGGGAAAAATTGGCAAAAAAATTAGAAAAGTTAGCTACCGATACTCCACAAAAAGTTGGAACAACACTTAAACAAGTTGCTGAGGAAACAATAAAAGAAGTGAAAGGGCAGACCCCTGTAGATACTGGGCAGTTGAGAATGGGTTGGCACAGAGAAGATGGTGGAAATTTTAAACAGTTAATTTTTAGTAATGTAGAATATAGCATTTTTGTTGAGTACGGTCATAGAGTTAGACACTCGAATAAAGTAGTGCCTGGCGTATTTATGTTGAAAAAAACTATAGAAAACTTAGAGCCTGTATTTAAAGATAAAATAGGTTCGACAATAAGAGCGGAGTTTGAATAATAATGGAATTTATGGATTTTATAAAAGCCCTGAGCAAAAAAATATACGATTTTACAGATAAAGAAGTTGGAATTGATAATATAAATGCTTTGACTAGACCGTGCTATTATATCCAAGTAATTGACTACAAAAATGAGTTTTTTGCGAATTATAAAAAGCGGATATTTATTAGTGTTGATATTATATATATTCCTGAAAATGATGAAAATAATACAATGGAAGTTTATAAAGCGCTTGATGAGTTGGATAATATATTTGAAATTAAAGGTAATAAGATTTTAAAAGTTAAAGATAGATATCTAACTTTAAAAAATGAGCACACAAAAGTAGTCGATGGATTAGGTCATTATATGTTTGATTTAGACTTATTCGATGTATATGGAACTGATTTAAGAAGTTTTGATAATAGCCTTGAAATAATAAAAGAGGTGTTGAATAATCCTGATACTGAAGAGACAGAATATGAAATGTTAAAAAAATTACAATTATTTGATGAAAAAGGGGAAAAAGTGCCGTTATTTGATGAAAATGATAATTTAATTAGTGAAGAAGTGTTTAAAAAATTATCGTTATTTGATAAAAATGGAGTTCCTTTTAGTTATAAAACAATGAAGAATTTAAAAATAAAAAAATTAGGAGAGTGATAAAATGGCAACAATTGGACAAATTAATCCAAGTCCTAATATCGGTATTGCATTTAAGACTTTGGCAAGAACAGCTATTCAAAGAAGTGAGAAGGGTATTGTTTGCTTGATTTTACGAGATACTAAGGCTAGCCAAAAATGGTACACTTTTAAGGCTATATCCGATGTTGAAACGAGTAAATGGGATGAACATAGTGTTAAGTATATAAATTTAGCAATGCATTATGGGGCATTTAAAGTATTGGTAAGAGTTGTGCAAAGTGATGAAGACACAAATAAAGTGTTGAAAGATTTGGAAATGAGAAAATTCAACTGGTTAGTTTATCCACAAGCATTGGAAGCAGAAGACCAAACGGTTGTAAATTGGGTAAAGCAGCAATTTGGAAATACTGGTGCAATTGGTAAAACTGTAAAATATGTGTCAAGTTTTGCAAACAATACAGACCATGTGGCTATTGTAGAACTTGCGAATGGTGGGACATATAAGTCTATTTATGGAGATTTTACAGCTCAAGAGTATACAGTGGCAATAGCTGGACTTATTGCGGGTATGCCGTTAAACCGTAGTGCAGATAATTACACTATGAGTGATTTAAAATCTGTTGAAGACTATGAACCTAAACTTGGTAAATTTAGTTTATACAACGATGAAGAAGTGGTTAAAGTGAATTATGGAGTTAATTCTAAAATTACATTTGATAGCACTTGGAAAAAAGATACAAGAAAAA